AAGTATAAAAGTAGATTGGCAAGAACACCCAGACAGAGATGACGACTGGGCTCGAGAAGAAGCCGCCAAAATAGGTGAAGAACGTTTTAGACGTGAACATGGTTGTGAATTTATTACAGCAGATGAAACTCTTATTAATCAGCTAAAACTTATTGCAATGGAAAGTAAAGATGTATATAAACGTACAGGACAAATACGTTGGTATAAACCTATTGTAAAAGGAAATACATATGTAATTGGATTAGATCCTAGCTTAGGCACAGGTGGAGATAACAGTGCTATACAAGTTTATGAATTGCCAGGAATGAAACAAGTAGCAGAATGGATGCACAATAAAACTCCTATCACAGACCAAATAAGAATAATGAAAAGTATAGCACAAACTATTCAGGAAGAATCTCCTGATAGTGAAATATATTGGAGTGTTGAAAATAATACACTCGGAGAAGCGGCTCTTGTAGTAATAGCTGAAATGGGCGAAGATAATATTCCAGGAACATTTATTAGTCAACCTAGAGCGGCAAATAGAGCATATAGAAAAGGCTTTACAACCACAAACAAAAGTAAATTGGCGGCATGTAGTAAGTTTAAAAACTGGATTGAAACAGATAAGATGACTATTTACAGCAAGACACTACTACAAGAAGTAAAAACATTTATTGCTAGAGGTAGTGGATATGCGGCAAAAGATGGCGAAAAAGACGATTTAGTTATGGCATCTTTATTAGTAGTTAGAATTGTACAGCAAGTAGCACAATATGATGAGAATGCATATGATGAATTACGAGACACATTCAGTGATGAGGACAAAGTTGAACCAATGCCATTTGTGTTTCTAACATAAATACATTAAAGGATATGTTATGATTAATACTGATACTATTGCCGATGATATTTTTAAAATCTTAAAGGGTAGTGGACAAGTTGTAAAACTGTTTACTGACGAAGGTGAGAATACAGTTGATCAGTCTAAAGCAAGGAGATTTTATATGCCTGCGTCAGGTAGTATGGTAAATCTAGATGAAACAGACAGTAAACGTGAACTTAGAGTAAGCATTAATCGTAATACACAACTTGATGAAATAAAAGATACATTAGATCAATTAAAAAAATTAGCAAATAGGAGTATAATAGAGTATACACTTAAAAGTTTTACTCAGCGGATTACTCCCAAAGACCAAGATTACCAAGCACAAAAGGTGAGAGACATGAAAATAGAAGAAGGTATTAGCCCTGCTTATGGTACTAGCAAAAGCAGTTATCAAAAGTTAGAAAGTGCTAAACTTATTATAAAACACACAAAACCAGTGAATGAAGAATCACGTGGAAGTAGAAGCAGAAACATTAATGCAATTTATATTGAAAATGCAGAAGGTGAACGCTACAAAATGCCAACAAACAATCTAGCAGGCGGAAGAGCTATGCTTAGGCATGTTAAAGAAGGTGGCACGCCACATGATGAATTTGGGCAACACATTCAAGAACAAACTGTAGAACTTAAAAAGCTCAAAGAGTTTGCAAACTACAGTAAACGCAACAACTTGGTAAATGAAGATACAGCAGATATTGTGGAAGCAGTCTCTAACCGCATTGCTAGTATTAGAGAAACAATTAATAGAATCAAAGGCGTCAAAGCATACAATGAAGCAAAAGATGCGTTTGAAGCAAAAGAAGTTAAAATTAACGAAACAGATCGTAACAAACTTCGCAGTCAGTTTACGGTGCGTTCATTTGATGAAAGTTTAGATGAAGCACTACCGTATGTAAATGCATTAGTAAAAGAGATGAAAGCTATCAGAGAAGCTGATGAATTTGCAATACAAACATTAGATGACCTTATTAGTACAATAGACAAAATGGATAAAGTTAGACTACGTAAGGGCATTGATGTAAAAAGTGATCCAGAGAATCCATTGGTAAGCAAGAAACTTGCTAATATGCCAATTAACACACAGTTAGGTGCAGTTGCTAGTTATCTTAGCGGTGCAATTGATGGTGGTAAGGATCAGGATCAACTTTCAGTTTTACTTGCGAGATTTGATGATGTGGTTGACAATGTAAAAGATGGTGCTATGCTTAAGAAAGCAATTAGTGCTATTAAAACATTAATGCCCAAGTTAACCGCAAAAGCAAGTGAATCTACAGGTGTAGCCAGTGATGAATACTACAAACAAACATTCGAAAGTGTATTTAACAAATACGAATTTAATAAACTTTTTGGTTGACAACAACACTAATTACACATATACTAGTGACTATATGTAAGTAGTCACGAGGCATACTTAGGCATAACATAGGCAAAATATAGGAGAATAACTATGGCAACATTGGCAGAAATTCGTGCAAAATTGCAAGAGCAAGAATCAAGAGGCGGACAAGGTTCGCAAACAGGTGGCGATAACGCTATCTTCCCTTTTTGGAATATCCCAGAAAATTCAACAACAGTACTTCGCTTTTTACCAGATGGTGATTCAAGCAATACTTACTTTTGGCGTGAGCGTCAGATGATTCGTTTAGAATTTGCTGGCGTTAAAGGTGACAGTAACAGTCGAAAGGTTACTGTAAACGTTCCATGTAATGAAATGTGGGGACCAGTAGGTAGTTGTCCAGTACTATCAGAAGTACGTGGATGGTTCAAAGATCCTAAACTTGAAGATATGGGTCGTAAATATTGGAAGAAACGTAGTTACGTTTTCCAAGGTTTTGTAACTGAAAGCAGTTTACAAGAAGATACTACCCCTGAAAATCCTATTCGTAGGTTTATTATTAATCCAAGTATTTTTAATATTATTAAAGGTGCTTTAATGGACAGTGATTTTGTTGAGCTTCCAACAGATACTGAGCAAGGCACTGATTTCCGTCTTACAAAAACAACAAAAGGTCAGTACGCAGATTACAGTACCTCAAGTTGGGCTCGTAGAGAACGTAGTTTAGATAGTAATGAGAGAGCGGCTATGGATACACATGGCTTGTTTAATCTCAATGATTATCTTCCTAAACAGCCTTCAGAAGAAGAGCTAGGTGTAATTGGTAAAATGTTTGAAGCCAGTGTAGATGGTCAAATGTATGATCCACAACTATGGGGTAACTATTATCGCCCTGCTGGTGTGCAAATTGACACTTCTAATAGTGCTCCAAAAGGCAGTAGTCCTGCTCCAACACCAACACCAACACCAGAACCTGCTCCAGTAGCAGAAGCTCCGGCTCCAGTTACTCCACCTGCACAACAGGAAAAAGTAGCAGAAGCAGTGGCGGCGACTGCCCCAGAACCTGCTGAAGGTGAAAAGCCAAGTGCCCAAGACATTTTGGCGGCAATTAGAAATCGTAACAACTAATTTATAAAAACTATTTGTAGGCGGCATATAGTCGCCTACTGTGGCTTTATGGAGAAATTAATGGCAAAACCTTTTGACGTAAGTAAATTCCGCAAAAGTATTACAAAGAGTGTACCTGGACTCAGTAGCGGATTTAGAGATCCTGATACATGGATTTCAACAGGTAATTATACACTAAACAAACTTATTAGTGGTGATTTTAACAAGGGTGTACCTCTTGGCAAAGTAACAGTATTTGCAGGTGAATCGGGTGCAGGTAAAAGTTTTATTTGTGCAGGTAACTTAATTAGAGAAGCACAGAAGCAAGGTATCTTTTGTGTGCTAATTGATAGTGAGAATGCACTAGATGAAAAATGGTTACAAGCACTAGATGTAGATACTAGCGAAGATGCACTAATGAAACTTAACGTAGCAATGATTGACGAAGTTGCTAAAGTAATTAGTGAATTTATGAAAGACTACAAAGCTAACTATGCTGATAAAGAAGAAGAGGATCGACCTAAGGTACTGTTTGTTATTGACAGTTTAGGTATGATGCTTACACCTACTGACATTGATCAGTTTCAAAAAGGTGATATGAAAGGTGACTTAGGTCGTAAGCCCAAGGCACTTACTGCACTTGTAAGAAACTGTGTAAACATGTTTGGTGACTTTAATGTAGGACTAGTAGCAACTAACCATACATATGCTTCACAAGATATGTTTGATCCAGATGATAAAATTTCAGGTGGACAAGGCTTTATCTATGCAAGTAGTATTGTTGTTGCAATGCGTAAATTAAAACTCAAAGAAGACGAAGATGGTAACAAAGTTACTGATGTTCGTGGTATTAGAGCGGCGTGTAAAGTTATGAAAACACGTTTTGCTAAACCTTTTGAAAGTGTACAAATTAAGATTCCATATGAAACAGGAATGAATCCATACAGTGGATTTGTTGATTTATGTGAGAAACTTGAACTACTAAAGAAAACTGGTAACCGTTTGGAGTATACAAGTCCAGTTACTGGTGAAGTACTAACACAATTCCGAAAAGCATGGGAATCTAATACAGATGGTTGCTTGGATTTGATAATGACAGAATGGGGTAAAAAAGACCTACCTGAACTAAATATCCAAGAACCAGAAGTATTACCTGAGGAAGAAATAGTACATGAAAATGACTGACTCGGAGGTAGCCGCATATATTGATATGTGGCTATCCATTAAAACCTATATAAATCCAAAAGACAGAGAAATTGCCTGCGAAAAGTTTTTATCAGTTATAAATGAGAACATTTGCGATTTAACAGAAGTAGGCGATGAATGGTTTGGATTTGATTCAACACTTGACAGAGTAATCAGAGATTGTTATTATGAGGATGTATATGATAACATGGATGAAGATTCAGATGAATATGATGATTGGTAAATGACTTGGTATAGTAAAGTTCGGCAGGATATAGCTAATATAGTTCCTGCAATTGAACATTTTGAAACTCAACTAAATGAAGCAAGATTAGATTGTGGACTCAAAGGTAATGTAGAAAAACATTCACGTGACATGCCTGGTATAGTTGAATATCGTTTTAATCAGTTGCAAGAACTAGAAGCTATACTTGAATATCTTAATATTGAAATGCGTAAGATAAAAACTAAACATTACAAAAAATACCTTGAAGGATATAATAAAGCATTATCAAGTAGAGATGCTGACAAATATGCTGAAGGTGAAGATGAAGTAATTGACCAACAACATATTGTTAATGAAGTAGCTCTGATTAGAAATAAGTTTATAGGACTTATAAAAGCTATAGATGCAAAACAATTTCAAATCAACAACATTGTAAAACTTAGAGCGGCTGGCTTAGAGGATGTAAGTTTATGATAGTAGTGTTCTGTTTGCCAGGTAATAGCTACAGTGGTGACTTTTTAAA